CTCAGTTTGCGCGCGGAGCAAAAAAATCAGATTTTCCAAAAAGCAGAGAGGACAGGGCAAAAAAGGGCAGAGATATGAAAAATCCAAAAAAAGGAGGCAAAACATGACAGAACGGCTTGAGCAGTTGCAAGAGATTTTCAGCGGCATTGACGATGACAAAAAGCAAGTGATTGCTCCGCTGCTTTGTGATGTTGTCTATATGGAGGAGCGGCTTGATGATCTCAAAAAGCTCCCGCACATCAGAGTTGACAAGAAAAATCCGCTGCGGCAGGAGGCAACTCCGGCTTTCAAGCAGTGGAAAGATTTACAGCAACAGTACATCAACGCGCTCAAGGTGCTGCTCACTGCCCTGTATAGGGTTGAGAGTGATGCGGCAGATGAGCTGATGAAAAAGCTGAGTGAGTTTCAATGACATATCTTGAGCAGTACAGAGATGCAATCAAAAGCGGGGAGATCATTGCGGGATATTGGCTGCGCACTGCGGTCAACAATCTTTGCGAGGATATGCATGATCCGCGCTTTGTGTATGACACAACTGAGGCTGAAAAGCGCATCAAGTTTATGCAGACATGCTGCCTGCAAAGCAAACAGCCATATTACATGCAGCCTGTCAAGTTGATGCTTTGGCAGCTTGCGTGGTGGGAGGCCGTTTATAGTTTCAAGATGGCTGACACAGGCTTGCGGCGTTTCACTGAGGGCTTGCTTGAGGTTGCAAGAAAGAACGGAAAAAGCACAATGTTTGCGGCAGATGGCAACACTGATTTATTTGTTGGTGATGGCGGCTCTGATATTTGCTGCGCCTCCAATGATGACAGGCAAGCAAAGCTCATTTGGGAGGAGATTGCGGGCATGCGCTCGCGCCTTGATCCCAAAAAGGCTTTGACAGGGCAGAACTTGACGCACATTAAAAACAGAGCGCGCAATATTACTGTGTTTCGTCTGTCCTCCAAAACGCAAAACAAAGATGGTTTCAACATCTCCAAAACATATCTTGATGAGAGCCATGACATGGATGATGATGAAATTGCTGAGGCTTGTTGGCGGGCTATGTCCGCAAAGGATGAGCCGCTTTTCCTCAACTGCACAACAAATGGCTTTGTGCGGGATGGATACCTTGATAAAAAGATTGAGTATGCAAAGCGCGTGATTGAGGGAGAGATTGACGATCCGCATTTTATTGCTTTTCTGTATGAGCAGGACAGTGAGCAGGAAGTGTGGCAGAATGAGGCAACATGGGAAAAAAGCAATCCCTCTATCCGCTATGGCGTAAAGAAAACGGCAAAGCTCCGGCGTGATATTGAGGTTGCAAAGATCGACAAAGGGTCACGCATCCATCTGCTCTGTAAAGATTTCAACATTCCGCAAAACAGCGCGGAGGCGTGGTTGCTGCCGGAGGATTATGATTATCCGCAAAAGGCATACAGCCTTGATGATTTCAAAGATTGTTATGCGCTTGCGGCTGTTGACTTGGCGGAAACAACTGACTTGACAAATTGCAAGCTGCTGATCATGCGGCCTGATGATGGCACAAAATATGTGTTTTCGCATTACTGGATACCTGAGAGTAAACTGCAAAGCTCTGATGATAAACAGGCGGGCGCGGCTTACAAAGAATGGGCAAAAGCGGGGCATCTGACAATTTGTGAGGGCAATGATAATGACTTGACGCAAGTTGCAGATTGGCTTGCTGCGCTCAAGAAAAAATATGGCATCCGCATTGTTATGTGCGGCTATGATCAGAGATTTGCAAAAGACTTTATCAATCGTTGTGAGGAGTACGGCATTGCAACTGAGGTGATACAGCAAAACGCTGCCACACTGAGCAATGCAATGAAACTTGTTGAGGCTGACTTGAAAGGGCGGCGCATCAATTATGGCTGCAATCCTGTTGACAAGTGGTGTTTTGGCAACGCCTCAATGCAAGTTGACAATTTGGGGCGTGTGCTTGCTGTAAAGATCAACAATCAGGCAAGCAAGCGTATTGATGGGGCTGTCACATGCATCATCTTGTATGAGGTGCTGCGGCGGTATAAATCAGAGTATCAAAAATATATTCGCTGAGGGGTGAAAGAGGTTGGGGCTGTTTGATATTTTCAAGCCTAAAGATCAAAGAGGGCTGATGGTTGCGCCTACAATGACAGGCTATGTGCCTATGTTTTCTGATTTCGGCAACAACATCTATGCATCAGATATTGTTGTTGAGAGTATCAGATGCAAGGCAAATGAGATGAAAAAACTTGATCCGCGCCACATCCGCACAAAGGATGGCAAGCAGGCTGTTGTTGCAGATAGCAGCATTGCTCATGTCCTCAAGAGGCCAAATGAGCTGATGACAACTGCTGACTTTTTGGAAAAGGCAACAATCCTGCTTGAGCTGAACAAAAACAGCTATATTTATCCTGAGTATTATTGGACAAAGGGCGGCACAAAGCACTTTACTGCCATTTATCCTCTCAAGCCTTGCAGCGTTACATACAAGATTGATGCGCGCAATGTGATGTATATTGAGATGCAGTTTGCGAGCGGGTACAAGACAACGCTGCCTGCATCTGATGTGATCCATTGGCGCAAAGATTATGGAGTAAATGATTATTTTGGCGGCTCTCTGAGCGGCGGCAATGATAATGGCGGCCTGCTTGATGTGCTGAATACATATGACAAGCTGTGTCAGGGCATTGCAAAGGCTCTTGAGTGCAGTTGTCAGCTCAACGGCATCATGCGTGTCAATACATATCTTGATGACGCTGCCGCGGAGGAAAAGCGCAAGGATTTTGTTGACAGGCTCAGAAACAATGAGAGCGGCATTTTGTTCTCTGATCTCAAGACAGAGTACACGCCTATGCCGCGAGACATAAAGCTTGTTGATCACGAAACACTCAATTTCTTCTATCAGACGATTGCGCGCGCCAATGGTGCAAGCGTTGCAATCCTCAATGGAGATTATACGGCAGCGCAAAAGCAGGCGTATTATGAGCGCGCCCTTGAGGGTGACATTATCTCTCTTGGACAGGCAATGACAAAGTGCATGATCAGTGCCGGAGAGTTTGCGCGCGGCAATGAGATTGTTTTGTATCCCTCTGATATTATCTTTATGAGCATGGATCAGAAATTGCAGTATATGGGCATTGCTGTGCCTGCGGGCGCAATGAGCGTTAATGAGATTAGAAAGATGGGCGGCTTTGCTCCTGCTGACGGCGGTGATGATATTAAGCCGCGCGCCTATAACAGCCTTGATGGGGCAAGCAATCAGAGTGAGGAGGATTGAGATGAGCAAGATTGACAACAAAGAGCGGCGTTTTGGGCTTGTTGAGGCTCGCGCTGCTGATGAAAAAGATGAGCTGATACTTGAGGGTTATGCTGTTGTTTTCAACAGCGAGACGGCAATTGGTGATCCTGAGAACAATTTCGGCTTTTATGAAAGCATTGACAGAGGCGCATTTGATGAGGCTGATTTGTCTGATGTTTGCGTGAAGTACAATCACAATGACAGCATGACAATCCTTGCCCGCACACGCAACAAGAGCCTTGAGCTTGATGTTGATGATAAGGGCTTGCGGGTGCGTATCAAGCTGCAAGGCAATGTGCAGGCGCACAGAGACGCATACAACATGGTGCAGAGCGGCTTGCTTGACAAGATGAGCTTTACTTTTTCCCTGCCCTATGATGCAGATTTTAATTGTTTGGGGCAGCGGGTTGAGATGGTAAACGGCATTAAACACAGGACAATCACAAAGATTGCTCGCTTGTATGATGTGAGTATTGTTGATGTTCCTGCGTATGATGATACATCCATTTTTGCGCGCAGCCTTGAGTTGGTGGATACTGACTTGAGTGCCGCTGTGGTGGATACTGCTGCGGCTGAGGCGGATGCTGAATTGCGCGAGATTATCAGGATGAAAAATGCAAACAGAATTAAACTGGAGGGCTAAAAATGAGAGATCAGATCAAGGCAATGCTTGACGCAAAAAATACTCAGCTTGAGGAGCTGCGGGCAAAGAATGAGGCCGCAAGCACAGTTGAGGAGCTGCGCAGCATTACTGCTCAGATTGATGCTATCACTGAGGATCGCAACAAGTTGCAGGCCATGTATGATGACTTTGATGCGCCTGCTGTTACTGAAAAGAGAAATGATATGGAGGTTGTAAAGACTATGGAAGTTATGACAAACACTGTTGTTGAGAATGTTGCTGAGGAGCGCGCCAACGCTTTTGCTGCCTCTCATCGCATGACTATTGAAAACGCTGAGGCTCGCGCTGCTCTGCTTGTCAGCGGCGGCACTATTGCACAGCCTGTCGGCGTGTCCGGCATTAACGGCCTGCCCGCTCAGGTCAGCTCCATTGTTGATATGGTCAAGCATGTTGACGCATCCAACATGGGCGGCGGCTACAAGATTGCCTATGAGATCACTACTGCTGACGCTGCCGCTCACACTGAGGGCGGTGAGATTGCTGAGAGCGAGCCTACTTTTGGCATGCTGTCTGTCACTGCTGCTGACAAGGCTCTCATCTCTTACATCTCCAACAAGGTGCGCCGTCAGAGTCCTCTGACATATGAGCAGAAAGTGCGCGAGAGTGCCATGATTGCTCTGCGCAAGGAGGCAAGCAAGATGATTGTTGCTGCCCTGTCTGCCTCTACTATCACCGAGGCTGTTGAGATCAAGGCCATTGATGCTCACACTCTGCGCAAGATTGCCCTGACACACGGCGGTGATGAGGCTGTTGTTGGCTCTGCTGTTCTGCTGCTCAACAAGGCTGATCTGATTGCCTTTGGTGATGTTCGCGGCACTAATGAGAAAAAGGCCGTTTATGAGATCACTCCTGATGCAAGCAATCCCAACACTGGTATCATCAAGGATGGCGGCCTGTCTGTGCGCTATGTGATCAACAACAACTGCCCTGCTTTTGCTGCTGCTGAGGCATCTGGCAAGTGCATGTTCTATGGCAATCCTCAGACAATTGAGCTTGCTATGTTCGGCAACTATGAGGTTGCTACTTCTGAGGATTACAAGTTTGGTCAGGACATGCTCACTGTCCGTGGTACTGCCTCTATGGGCGCAGCTATGGGCGTGTACAAGGGCTTTGTTGCTGTTGTCAAGGGTGCTTGATTTTGCGCCTTTGATGTGACAAAAAGAAACTAATTTGCAAGGGAGCGGCACAAAATGACGGATGCAGAGATTTTGGCAAAGGTCAAAGATGGTTTGGGCATTGTTGGAGAGTATCAGGATGCAACATTGAGCATTTACATTGCTGATGTAAAAGCGTTTATGATCTCCGCAGGAGTGCCGCAGGCGGTGGCTGACAGCTCTGCATCTGTCGGCTGCATCCTGCGCGGCGTTGCTGATCTTTGGAACTATGGCAGCGGCTCTGTTGGCTTTTCTGAGTATTTCAAGATGCGTGTGACGCAGCTTGCAATGACAAAGATTGCTGAGGAGGCTGATGCTTAATGTTTAGGCCAACGGCGGCGGCTCAGATGACAACGCCTTGCATGCTGCAAGTGCCAACAACAAGCAATGTGCTTGGCGTTGTCAAAAAGAGCTTTTCTGATGGTGAGCAATTCAATTGCAATTGGAAAACATACGGCGGCACAGAGGTTGTCAATAATGATGTGTTGACGATTGAGGACACGGCAACAATTGTCTGTTGGTACAATCCGCACATCAAAGCAGATTGCCGCATCAAGCGGCTGACAGATGGCGCATTGTATGAGGTGATCAGCGAGCCTGAGAACATTGAGCAGCGCAACATGATCCTGCAATTTAAGGTGCGGCGCGTCAAGGGCGGTGCTTGAGATGGCAAGGGTCAAACTGCAAGTGAAAGGGCTTGAGGAGATGCTTGACGCTGTGCGGCGGGCAGGCGGTGACATTGACAAGGCAGCGCGGCAGTGCATGGAGCAATCTGTGCGAGTGCTTGAGAGCAACTTGATCAAAGAGGCGCAGGCAAGCGGCGCAAGTACATCTGAGGTTTTCCATCAGGTTACAGCGTCCGGCAATAGAATATCCGGCGAGACAGGATGGCATTTGGGCAGCTATGACAGCAACAATCCATCTGAGGGCTATGAGGCAATGTTTGTGGAGTTTGGCACAGGCAAACACTCCGCGCGCGGAAAAGGCAAGGACAGACAGACGGCGGCGGGTTATAACAGGGGCAGCACAGAGCCGCGCCCTTTTATTGACAAGGCGCGCAAAAAATCTGCAAAGCAAATCCGCGCAATACAGCAGGAAACGCTGCAAAGCATTGTAAAGGAGCTTGAACGATGAAAGAAAAGTTGATTGATGCGCTCACTGCGCTTGGCTATCCTGTTTATTTGCAGGGTACAGCTCCGCAGAATTATCCTGATCATTTCATTACATTTTGGACGATTGACACGCCTGCGGCGGCAGAGTTTGACAATGCTTTGATGCTGACGGAATGGCAATTCTATGTTTATTTTTACAGCACTGATCCTGAGCTTTTGCAGAGTGGTGCGGCGGCTATCCGCGCAGCTCTCAAGGCGGCGGGGTTTACTCCGCAAGGCAAGGGGCGTGATCTGCTCAGTGATGAGCCAACGCACACAGGATGGGTGCAGCAATTTTCTATTTATGAGGAGGAAAGGACATGAGTTTTACACTCAAGCGCGGCCTTGATGAGATTTATG